AAAATTCTCTGACCTAGACAAGAGCCTGAAGGGGATGTGTCCGGGAGAGCTTATCGTCATCGGTGCCCGGCCAAGCATGGGCAAGTCAGCCTTCGCCCTGAACATCTGTGCTAACGTGGCCGAGGCTGGCAACGGGGTATTCATCACGTCGCTGGAAATGCCAAAGACTGCCGTGTTCAACCGTCTGGCAGCCTCTACGCAGCGAATTAGCTATGAGTCTGTGCGTATGGCCAAGATGGACGAGATCGGCGCGCATATCGGCGCGTTCGGGGCCAAGCTGCAAGGATGGAACATGGCCATTGACGACAGGCCCTGTATGGACCTGAACAAGCTGGAAGCAAGCCTACGCCATCACAAGCGGAAATACGGGCTGAGTCTGGCAATGATCGACTACCTCGGCCTCATGGAAATGCCAGACGGTCCTAACCGGGCACAAGCGGTTGCCGACCTGACCCGTGGCTTGAAGGTGCTGGCCGGTGCATTGGAGATACCGATTCTGTTGCTAGCACAGCTAAACAGAAAGTTAGAGGACAGGGCCGACAAGCGCCCGACAATGGCCGACCTGAGAGACTCCGGCGCAATCGAGCAGGACGCGCATACCATCCTGTTCCTGTACCGTGATTCGGTATACAACCCACAGACCAAGTTTCCAGAATACACAGAGTGCATCATCGGAAAGGCGCGAGACTCGGAGCGTGGGCTAGTGATTCCGCTCGCTACCAGGTTGGACATGATGCGTTTTGATAACGTCGCATGGGATCACATGCCGGATGATTGGAGGGGCGCGAAATGAACCGCCACAACGCAAAGCCGACCATCTACACCGTACACCTTAACCGAGCCATGAGCCGGGCCAGATACATGGCGACCAATCCAAACCGGCAGACGGTCAAAACATGGGCAGCGCACATGCTCGCACACTTCGACGAGTGTTCCCGACAGACGGTAGTTTACACAAGCAACGACCGGCGATAGAGTCGGTGCATCGAAAGGGAGATCTGAAATGCACGAGCGAGATTGGCTAAAAGATGAAAACTACGGGTACGACAGAGATGGACGTGTTTGGATTGCTGTTGAGCCAACCGGCGGCGGTGGAGAGGTAGTATCGGTTGTTATCGGTTATAAGTGTCCCGGATTTGCAGTCTGGAGGTTTGATAATGGGCAGCGTGTCGCAGACTCTGGCATGCACGTTCTTGGGTGGTATCCTTGCTATCCGCCGACTTATGTTCGTAACTGATGATTTATGGCATCGAAAGGGAGAGATGTGATGTTAAGTGATGAACGTATATCCGAGATTGCAGACAAGTATTACGCGCCGGTAGGCAACACAAAGCACATTGAGCAGGCTATTCGTGACGCTTTGTCCGAGCTCGCCGTTCGTGATTCGCGAATCGCTGAGCTTGTGCCGGTGATGGGGCCGGCTGTGGCAGAGAAGTTTGCAATTTACTTCTCCGGTAATGATAGGCACCCGTCCGCCTTTATGGATCACTGGCAGCTTTTTGATTCCGCTGAATCAACACAGCGAGTAATTAACGCAGCGGCAAGTGAGAACGTAAGGGATCTTTATATTGTGCGTAAGGTGTTCATTTACGCAGATGCCCCACAAACCAGCATCACAGCGGCAGAGCTTGAGGCGAAGGATGCGGAGCGGTATCGGTGGCTGCGTATGCAGACTTGGTATCAGTCAGGCATTGCAGTTGTTAGCAATCCGAAAGAAGCAGTAAAGATTGGGTATGATTGTCCTAGCTACGCAAGGCTCGACGACATTATCGACGCCGCCATCGCCAAGGAGCGCAATCATGGATAAGGAAAAGATGCGCCGCGACTTTGAAGATTGGTATGAGTCAGACTGTATGCCATGCGAAGGTGACTGGTTTCGTAGAGATCCATGTGATACGGACGAGTACTTAGACTGCACTACAAATGCAAACTGGAGAGGCTTCAAGGCTGCTTACCGTTCCAGTTATCGACTTGGATACCTAGCTGGATATAAGGCTTGCCGCAATGGAAGCACTCCTAAAATTATTCCGTTAGACGCCAAGGAGCGCCAGTCATGATTAAGGCAATACTCGCAGGAATAACGCCGTTTATTGTAATTCTGGCGCTTACGGCATTTGTGACATGGAACGCAGATGTATCAACATGGAGTGAAAGTGCTCGGTATCTGTGCGCAATTGTCGGGCTGGTTGTTGGCCCATTTGTTGCGTCATTTGTCTGGAGTGAGCAGTCATGACAATGCGCGACGACTTTGAGAAGTGGGCAGAAGAGAATGGGATTATTTCGATGTCTGCTGCATGGGCCGCATGGCAAGCCTGCGCCGCTAGGATGGTGCCGGATGTAGATAATGTAATTCAAGGAGATAGATCCGCATTAACAAAGTTTGCAGCAAGACTGGAAAAGATTGCTTTTAAAATTCCAGCTCCAAATGTGTACACGCCAGCATTAATGCAGCTTGCTGCTGAGGCGCGTTCCGTAATCCTGCTTAATAGTATGGTTCCGTCTGTCTCAATCGGTCGGATTGATCTATCTCGAAATGACCCTATTTCGCTAAATAGTAGCCTAACTTATGGATTCTTGAGGCCGTTTGATGGAATGGAAATTTTTATTGCAGCAGCCCCCTCAAAACCAGACGGCGAGGGAGCATGACCGCCAACACAGAAGCCCAACGCATATGGACAACAACACCAGCAAGCCAGCAGGAAGCCGAGCTAGCCAAGCTGCCACCGACCAAGCTGATCTATGGCAGGCTGTACCAGGATTACCGGGAAGCAGTAAGGCAACGTCTGCTGATTGCCCATCGCAACGGCCCGGGCGTGACTTACTTGGGCATGAGTGCGTTGACGAGATTTGTTACTGCCGATGGATTAGGGGGATGTGATGAGGTTTAATGATACGTTTTTCTATGCAAGTGTTGTTTGTTCCATTAAGAACTGGTCTGGGCTGCCTGTGTACGTCTTGGTTTTAGGCTGCCCAGCCATTGTCGCATGGCTAGCTGTTGCAATTGTAATATCTTTTATTTGCGACATAATCGTTTCATGCCGAGAAATAATCAAGGTGGCAGCATAATGAACAAGCAAGTTAGCATTGCGCTGCATCTGGCGCAGAAGATGGGATTTAAGTCCATACAGACAGCGCCGCCACAGTATCAGGTAGACGAGCGGGTAACGCATGAGGTTACCGACATACGCCGCGAGATATTCAACCCGCACACCGACCGCGCCCAATGGGCTGACGTGCTGCTGTGGGCTGTGACGCAGGGGATTAACGTGGATATGTACCCGAATGAGTCTTTTGTTGTTTTTGAAAAGTCTTACTCGCTTAACCACGACAAAACCACATCCGGCATCATATCAACTAGTCTTGAGTGCATTGCACTGACTACCGGCTGGGTTCCGACGGATGGCATTGACGCGGACTGATTCGCGGGCGATACTGAATGTGTGGTGTAGCGCAGTAGCGGGGCGCTGGACGCTTAACTCTCTGGTCCATTCCATACCCAAAACAGAGGGCATAAGAAGCAAAGCAATGCCGGCTAGATAAAACGCTTCCGGCCACCACACAGAACACCAGCAGCGCGGGCTGCTTCTCCGGGGCGTGATGGCTCCCTTACCGCGCGGCCATCCCTACAAGAATGCGTATTGTGACTAGACTAAGCCGGAAAGCGCACCGGCAGGTATGTCGCCTTACTTGGAAGTATGGGTTCGAATCCCATGACAGTACGCATCCTTGTAGGTTGTGAATGCGCAGGCTGATGCGCGACAGATGGATAAAGCAGGAGGTGGCGGCCTCGACCTTGAGAGCTAGCTCCACATGCGCCACTGACGGGTAATCCGGAGATCAGCGCCGGCCGCAACCTACAACTCATGCTGCCTTGTCGTCTAATGGTAGGACATCTGGTTTGAACCAGATAATCGTGGTTCGATACCACGCGAGGCATCCAGTTACACTCCCGCCTTTCCTTGGATCAGGCGAGAGCTTCCCCGGTAGCGGGGCTTTTTATCACCTGACCATCGGCAGCAACCCGATGGCGCTCTTTCCTTGAGGATTGAGAGATGCCTAATGAGCTTTTACCAATCAGGCAGTTTAAGAAGGAACTAAGGCGGATGGCAATAGATGCCGTGGCCGAGGTAAGCAAGCAATCTATGCAAGATGGTGACACGTTTACCATCAAAGGCGTTCGAACCATGAATAATGGCAGGATAGTCACTAAATGCAAGGAAGGATTGGAAACAGTCTATACGGCAAGGATTCCGAAGGATTAACCATGTTCACCCTACACTATGACCTTGCCGGCATCGGCCTGATCTATGCTACAATCGCCTAACAGCCGGTTGTGCCGGCCTTACTGGAGTGCCGGCTGGTGGCCGATCAGGAAAAAAGGCCAGTAGGCAGGCCAAGAACAACTCTCAATGACCTCCCGCCTGAATGGCAACGAATCGTCACGGATGCAGGCGAAGAAGGGGCCAGCGCTGTAGAGATTCGCTGCCTTCTCGGCATAGGCGACTCCGCATGGGATACCCTGCTTGAAGACTATGACGAATTTCGCCTAACCATAAAAAAGGCCAAGTCTCTGTGCGAGGTATGGTGGGAGCGTAAAGGCCGCGAGATGACCTCTGGCGCGCAAGGCAACTCGGCAGTCTGGATATTCAACATGAAGAACCGCTTCGGCTGGAGAGACAAGCCAGAGGAAGAGGACAAGGAGTCTGCAAAGCCAGAGCCTGTCAATGTCGTCATAAATGTCCACGATGCAAGTATCCGCGACCGCTAACGTCCCTCAGGGGCGATTCCTGGCGATGCCTCACAAGTTCCGGGCGTTTGTTGCCGGCTTCGGTAGTGGTAAAACATGGGTCGGATCAATGGCCCAATGTATCCACTACTGGAAGCATCCGAACGTCAATCAAGGCTATTTTGCGCCGACCTACCCACAGATTAGGGATATTTTCTATCCGACCATTGAGGAAGTCGCCTACACAATGGGACTTTCGGTAGAGATTAAAGAGGGGAACAAGGAGGTTCACTTCTACAGCGGGAGGAAGTACAGAGGAACAACCATCTGCCGGTCAATGGAAAGGCCATCAACTATCGTCGGCTTCAAGATAGGCAATGCCCTAGTTGATGAGCTTGACGTCATGGCCATCAACAAGGCAGAGCAGGCATGGCGTAAGATCATCGCACGCATGCGGTATAATGATGCGGGGCTGCGCAATGGGGTGGATGTAACGACAACGCCTGAAGGGTTTAGATTCACTCACAGGCAATTCGTGGTTGAGTCACAAAAGACGCCATCCATGCAGAATATGTACGGGCTGATACAGGCCAGCACATATGACAATGAGGCAAACCTGCCTACTGACTACATTGATTCCCTGATATGCACCTACCCTGAGCAGCTTCGGGATGCCTATCTTAATGGACGCTTTGTCAACCTGACCACCGGCACGATATACAACGCCTACGACAGGACGCGCTGCGGGTCAAGCGAGACAATCAAGCCGGATGAGCCGCTGTTTATCGGGCAGGACTTCAACGTTGGCGCAATGGCCAGCACCGTCTACGTCAAGCGGCCAGGCTGCTGGCACGCTGTCGATGAGCTAACCGGCATCTATGACACGCCGGCACTGATACAGACGTTAAAGGAAAGGTATGCCGGCCACAGGCTGACTATCTACCCGGACGCCAGCGGGAACAGCCGCAAGACGGTGAACGCCAGCGAGTCCGACATATCCCTGCTGAAACAAGCCGGCTTTACGGTCAAGGTGAACGACAGTAACCCGCGCGTGAAGGATCGCATTCTGTCTGTCAATACGGCATTGACTAATGGTAGAATGCGTGTCAATGAGCGAAAATGCCCTAATGTGGTATCATGCCTTGAGCAGCAGGCATACGATAAAAACGGCGAGCCGGACAAGTCTGGCGGATTCGATCACCAGAATGACGCCACAGGGTATCCGATTGTTTTCGAGATGCCGGTAGTCAAACCAGCCACACCGATGAGCTTGTCTCTCAAGAGGGCGTACTAATGTCAGTCGATTTTCAGCGCAGCGACTATCAAGAGGCGCTCCCTGGTTGGGAGATGGTCGATACCCTGTGCGAAGGCGAGGCAGCGGTAAAGAAGGCAGGGAAGATGCTGCTGCCTGACCCTGTTGTCGCTACTGGCGAGACTAAGCAGGAACTAGAAAGCATATACACGCGCTACCTACAGCGCGCCCTGTACGTCAATGTTGTAGGCCGCACCCGCGCTAGTCTCATCGGTTCCGTATTCCGCAAGAATCCCAAGCTGTCAGTCCCTGCTAACCTTGAGTACATGGCGACCGATTGCGACGGTAACGGGCTGTCAATATATCAGCAGTCCCAGAAGTCGATGGAGGACACGCTAACCGCTGGCCGCTGCGGGCTGCTGGTGGACTTCCCGCAGACTGATGGCGCTGTCTCTGTCGCTGACATGCAGTCGGGGCGCATCAGGGCTAATCTGTGCCACTATGACGCCGATGACGTAATCAACTGGCAGCACACTCGGCAGGGCGGGAAGTCGCTGCTGTCCAAGGTTGTGCTGACTGAAGAGGCCGACGCCACAGACGGATTCGAGACTAAGACGGTCAAGCAGTTGCGCGAGTTGTCGCTGGACAATGGCGTCTATGTTGTTCGGCTATGGCGCATGAATGATAAAACGAAGGAATGGGATATCCACTCAGAGTCTATGCCGCTTCAGTCAAACGGCCAGCCGTGGAGCTTTATCCCGTTTACGTTTATCGGCGCACTGAACAACGACAGCAGCATCGATTCCGCGCCTCTGTTCGACCTCGCATGCGTGAACCGCAAGCACTATCAGCTAGGGGCAGACTGGTATAACGCGCTGTACTACGCCGGGCAGCCACAGCCGGTCATTAGCGGACTCACTGAAGAGTGGCGCGACTTCCTACAGAAGGAAGGTATCGTCGTCGGCTCCCGCGCCCCGTTCCTGCTGCCTGAGGGCGGCGACTACAAGTACGCTACCGTATCCGCAGACACCGCCATTCAGAAGGAACTGTCCGACCTCGTCGCCACGATGGCTATGCTCGGCGCTCGTCTGGTCCAGCCCGGCGAGGCCACGAAAACAGCCACACAATCCGCAGGCGAGCAGGAAGTCAGTCACTCCATTGTGTCATTGTGCGCTGACAACGTGTCGGACGCATACACGCAGGCGCTTGAATGGGCGCAGATGTTCATGGGCGGCACCGGCGCATGTGAATACCGACTGAGCAATGACCTTGCTGTTATCGCTTGGGATGCGTCTATGTTGTCCGCCATCGTGGCCGCTTGGCAGTCCGGCACCATGCCAAAGGCAGACGCTGTGCGGTTCCTCCAACGCATCGGGCTAGTTGACGCCGAAAAGACAATCGAGCAGATTCTTGAGGAACTTGACGCAGGCGGTGTAACGCTATGATTATGGCAGATTCAAATAGTGAATTGGCAAAAGAGCTAATGCGAATTTGCAAAATAGACCAAGAGAAAGTCTACAAGTTTTCAATAATTGTTGAGGCAGGTGAATTTATTAGAGTAGAGGTTGTGAAGTACATTGGAGATGAGATGGTTTTGGTTAAACAAAATTATGCTCTGAGCATAATTGATTGTAAAGATAATGGGGTAGTTAGCCTTGGCTAATACAGCCTTGGTATCGCTGGCCACTCGGCAGCAGGTGCTGCTAGAGCGGCTGAAGGCGTCGGACGTCAAGAATCTGGAGTCCTTTTTCCGTGAGGCAGCCGATGTTATCCGTAAGCGGCTGGCGGCTGGCGAGCTTACCGAACTATCGGCGGCACGCGCAGAATTGCAACTGTCTGCTATCAGGGATGAGCTTCAGGCCATCTACAGTAGCGCAGGCACGCAGATAACAGGTAACCTGACAGACCTAGCTGACTATTCGGCTGGCGCTGAATCACGCGCACTACAGACTGCGCTGATCCT